GTGCTACCTCAAGAATACCATCGATGGCATCATTACCTTTACTGATAATATCTTTTAAGTTTTTACGAACACAAATATAATCCTTGTCTATATCTTCCTTCTTTTCGACAGGAACTATGTTTGTTTCTTCTTTTTTCGGTTTATCTAATTCTTTAGATTCATCATCATACTCTAAGTTTAGAGCGTCACAAATTTTATCATCTACTGATTTCTTTTTGATTTTCTTTTTTGCCATTATATTTCCTCATTATATTGTATTACCGTGTGCATCAATTCCCGGTCCACCTGTTACACCTGCTGTATATCCACGAACATATAAATCGTGTGTAAAGTCTGTAGTATATCCACCGATGCCTACACCTGCTCCAGTCGGTCCTGCATTTGGTCCAGTTGCAGAAACATCAACCCTAGAGAATGCACCTGTCGCTCCTGTCGAGCCATAAATTCCCATATCTGCATCAAGTTTATCTAAGTTAAAGAATGTTGCCTGTACATTTCTAATAATGCTTTGGTCTTTAATCGGACCATATACATACGATTTTGCTGTAAAAGATAATGTGAATGTAATGCTTCGTCTTGCATCAAAGTCGCCCTCATATTCTTCTTGTGTGTCCACAGAAGTAAGAACAACAGGAACATCAATTTTTGTTGCAATGTCCGTTAGATTTAAAGTAATATTAAATTCAGGAGTAAAATATGGAACAATCTGTTCAAGTGTCTGTAGACCGTCTTCCATATTTCTTACCATTATGTAAAGATTGAATTCAAAATTATATGGAACTTCTGCAAATGTTCTTTTGACATTATAGTTATCACCAGTTTTCTCTATAAATCTTTTTTGTAGTGTATTTCGTTTTCTGGCATTGTCATATGTTATAGATGTCATATCAAATCCGAGCCTCGGAAGTGACATCTGTGTTTTGATGTTATCATCCATTGAACTTGCCATCGCCGCTCTTAGTAAAAACTTTTCTTTCGGACCATATGACAATGGTAATCTAATTTCTTCTTTGGTAGTTCCGTCTGGATTCTTTCTTAAAATACGAATATCGTTAAACAACGAACCAAAGGAAATTACAAGGTTACGAATAGAACTGTGATAAAATGAACTGCCAAACATTAACTATAGTTTCCTTCGCTAAATGGGTCAGTATCTGTAAAGTCGAATATACTTCCTTTGTCAACTTCAAATTCTATCCATGCATTGTCACCTGCATCACCAGATATTCCTTGCGGTACAATAATAGTAGTAGTAGTAGATGTCGTAATATCATAATCTGTTGTAGAAGTAGAACCTATAATATTACTTGATGTACTGAATGTGCCACTGATTCCTGATATTTCTAACGCCTTTGTAGAAAGATTCCATCCTGTAACAACGGCGATTGCAGTTGCGGTTGCAAGGTCTGTTCCCTGATATACTGTTTCTCCGATATAATAATCTGTCGTGGCACTATTAAGTGTTCCTAGTGTAAGTGAAATTGCAAATTGTTTCTTGTCATCTTCCAATACATCAACATCATCATATCCCGTAGTAATTTCTTCTTGACTGTATACAAAGAGTTCACAAGATAATTTATAGACATATAATCTGCCTAATTGGTAGAATGGGTTTTCGTGTTCTACAAATTTAATTTCAAACAAACCTTTTGAGAGTGGAAAGTAAATCAAGTCGCCTTCTCTCGGTCTTGTTATTTTCTCGTCATGTCCAAGAACTTCTTCAAATCTCTTTTTAGAAACAACCAAGTCAATCGAATCTCTAATCTCAAGACCGAACTTGGAAATGAAATCTCCCTCTCCTTGAAACCCATCTACCGTATCAATATACATTTCGATTGTATTGGCTTCTGTAAACTTGGAAAGAATATCCTCACCAAAAAGAGTATCTCTATTCACTGTCACTCTTGGAATATAAACCATATCGTGTCCATAAATCTGAATAGATTCAATTGTTAATTCATCTATTAGATTATTTTCATCTGATATTGGTTTAAAATGTGGGTTCTTTGCCATTTATTAAATTTCTTATTATTTCTTAAAGTTTTTCCTTGACAGTTTCCATTTTCCGTGTTACACTCTCTGTGTGCCAGGGAAAAGGATATATTCTTAGCCTACATTAAAGTCAATTGGTAATTCGTAACGCAATTGAACTTCTTCCTCTATCTTCTCTATATCTTGTTGTGCCTGTTCAAATAATTGATTGCCGTTAAATTGCACACCACCTGGTAACTGGATACCTTCAAATTTGGAGAGGTTTGTTCCCCATTGTCGTTTTATGGTGGCAGTAAAGTATTTCTTTAAAAGAATATCGTTGTAAATTTCTGTATATACTTCTGGGTCTATGATAGAATAACATTCAAAAACGAGATAATCTCCTGCGTTTATATCTTCTTCCCAATTCATATCCACATGAAGCCGATTCTTTACTCTACTAAATCTAATCATTTTCTCTGGGTCTAGCATTTGCTGAATGAGCGCAAGGTGTTTCTTGGTGACATCGTAATTTGCGATATTGCCCATTCCTGTACGAATACCATAAAAGTCATTGAGTGCCATTTGGTATCTTACATCGAACATATTTACTGTAGATTCAGAAAATTGGAAAAGTCTTACTACACTTACTATATTTTTATCAATATCGTCAAGTGGAATGTATCCACCATTCAATGAGTCGCTCGCACCTGCTTTATTTCTATAAATATATGACTGTGTTACGGCATATTTGTAATATCGTCTTTCTACACCGTCAAAATGATACTCTGCAAAGAATTGAAGTGCATCATCTAATCTATCTTCTAACTGGGAATCGTCTACATTAATTTTAATGACAGGCGAACCTAATCGGCGAAGTGCATAATCTTTCAATTGTTCTCTTGATGATGGTTTGGACATCTTTCTATACTCCTTGATGTATCTGTGTACTATTTCTTCTATTATATGTATAATTCAGAGTATATACTACTATCATTTCAAATTCTTTATTCTTTCCTTTTCTCTATTCTCATTGAGTGTTTGTTCTTTGAGAAGCATTCTAATGTCATTTATTCTTGCGATATACCGATTACCATCCATCCAATTTAAAGGTTGCGGTATTTGTCTATTATCTTTTGTGATTGTATAATGTTTTCGACCTTGTTTATATATCCTGCCAGTTTCATTTTCTGAAAGAGTATATGATGGTTCTAGTAATGAGAACAATTCAAACTTGAACGATTCGCCATTTATTATTACTTTCTTCCCTCTGTGAATAAAAGAATTATTCAAATCTAATTCTCAGTACTAAAATATGAAGAACCTTTACTCGTTTTTGTAACTCCAGATTTATCTGACTGTCTGCCGGCATAGGACATTGCATTATCGGCAGAATTTTTAGCAATAGTTGTTCTTGAATTACCTTTACCACCTGAGTCTGTAAGTTGTTTAAAATCTGTTACTGCATTAATATTACCTTCTACTTCTTGTTGTGAAGATGACCGTTCTTGAAAGTATACCGAAACATCTCTGAATAAGAATGTAACATCATTAGGTCGGAATATTTGTGATGTACCACTGTAATCTACAATAGATGTAGTTCCGTCATATCCTGCTTCTACTGCCGCGGCCTGTGACGCTAATGTGTTATATGTGTCAGGTGTGAGTCGGAAATTAAATTCACCAAAGTATGCCCCACTTGCACCACCCGAAACTCCGGCACCACTTGCACCATCGGACGAGTTACCACCAGAAACACCAAACAACCAATTTAAATTATTAGCAGCGGTCGTTGAACCAGAAACTCCTAGACCAATATCAATTTTAAAATCATCTTGTGAATTTGATATTGCTATTATCTTTGAAAGTGTAATTCCAAGAATATCATCATAGGGAATATATGAAACTGCATGAGCAGCCATACTGCCAGTGAATCCGTATGTTCCACCGACACCTGCGCCAGTGAATCCACCACTTCCTCCTGTTCCAGAGAATCCATATACAAAACCATAACCAGCACTGAATCCAGTCGCGGCACCTGTTACACCAATGTTTGAAATCGTCAATCTATTTCCTGTATCATTTGTCGTACTTCCAGATGGACCACCTGTATACCAGCCAGCCGCTCTGCCTGTTACTATATTAAATCCTCGTTCTACAAAGTTTTTACATCCAGAAATACCGTGCATAGGTATTAAAAGTTTTGTAAATTTTACATCACCCGTTCCTATTTCATTAGGCATCGAAATTGATGCACCACTTGCCATTGTTCCACCAGATGGACCGTCAAGAATTCTTGTCCATTCTGATGCATCTAGACTTGTATCTGCGGCGGTGTATTGGAAGTCGGACATATATCCTTTGTATGAATTTCCACCACCCTTTTCTGCGCCTATTGTGAATGAATTTGTTTCACCCCCATACCAAAAATTGGAACTACCTACTGCCGTTTGGTCTTTTACTACACCGTCAATGAAAATACGAATATAATCATTTGACCGTTCTACTTGACAATGATGCCATCCAGAAGTCGTACCCGCAGGCAGAGTGGCAGAAACAGATTTATTGAAACTTGCTCCTGTATTACCTAGTGAGGTATTAAATCTTAATTTATTTGTAGGTGCATCATAGTCCATAAAGAATGGACCACCTGTTGTGCCGCTAGGATATTTCTTTCCGAACAATACTGCATTATCTGGTGGATAGTATCCGTCAAAATTAAACCAGAATTGAATTTTTACTACCTGATGACCGTCCAATGAAATACCTTGTGGAAACGGAGAATTACTATCTCCATAAATTTCCAAGTAACCACCCGTACCTCCTAGTGAATTAGAACCACTTCCTCCAAAGTACCCAGATGCGTATGCCCATTTTACAATAGAATCATTATGTTTATCGCCTTCGTGTATAGGAATATCACCTACTCCACTTGTTTTTCCTCTTGAATAAATTCTATGTACACTTTGCTCTACTTCTTCTCCGAGAAGATAATCTCCACACCCTGCAATTCCTGTGGTCGCTCCATTCAATCCGATTTGTGCATCTTGCATAAACAGATATTGATTTGAGAAATTTGTAAACTGTGCA